ATCTCGTTTCTATATCGATGGGTCCACTTGGTGTTTGCCTTTCGTCTTGTTGTTTGTCTACAATAATTTTCATTTCGTTTTAGTTTTAAATACCTACTGCTAAACCGCCCAGCAGGTAACAGCGGTTTGGCAAAAGCTGCCGTAAAGTTTTGTGCGAAGATTGCGCATCCGTTAGGCAGCCTTCGCCAAGCCGCCAAACGTTAGGTGCAATGCTATTCGACCACCTGCTTATCCAAATTCTGTAACATTATTTGAACATTTACCAATGTAGAAACTACTGCATCAATAGCATACTTTTGCCTATCCGTTTTACCTTTACGGCTATCATAACGCATCATCTTTTCTTTTTCAACCAATTCAATGGCTTTTTTAATTGCTTCTTTTCCTGTCATTTTATTTCAATTTGTGAGAAGCACTGCACCTAACAAGGTATTGCCAAAAGCAGGGCATTCTCGGTTAATTAATCATTTGTACTTCTATTGGGCATTTGTGCAAGGTTGAAACTTTTATCTTCCCAGTCCCTGCCTTCGGCAATACCCGAACCGTTTGCAAACATTAAGTTCTATCAGCTTTCAATTCCCTGATTCTAAAAAAACCCTCAAATTCAGGAAACTCTTTCATCATTTTTCTTGCATAATCTGGTCTAAAATTATTATTTACTTTATATTCATCCCTTGAAGCTATATCAGTATGCCATCTAATAATTTCAAATATCCCATTAGCCGAATAGTTTCGAAAACATCTTTTGTTTTTTGCGATTAAAGAATACTTTTTAAAGGCTTCCCAAATGTGAGGGTTTTCTTCGTGATACTTTCTAAAATCAATCATAATATTGACGTTTGATAACAAGGTATATAAACCATACCCGTTAAGATTACTGTTTAATTTGAACTTTGTATTATGGGTACAGCTCATGTACCCAATCCGTTAACATCACTTCCCCAACCAATACTCAATAAGTTCCTGCTTCATATTCTCAGCCTGCTCCATCTTCCGCAGCATCAACTCCTGATCGGCAGGATTTGCGTAAATCTCCGCAATGTGCAGTCTTCGGTGTTCAGGCTGTCGCGGGTCGAATGAACAGAATAGCCAAAGCGGCATCTTGTGGAAGAACATATTCGCCTGCACTTGCCAGTAGTAGTCCGCATCATGCGCCTTCAGTTCCTCGCCACACGTAACGCGCGAATGCCTCATGTGGATCACCGAATTGAACGGGCATTTCATCTCAACCCCGACGTACTCACCTTTGTATTGCATATAAGCGTCTGGGCTTGCGCCGGAATAGGTTCCATATTCAACAAATCGCGGCTTTAGCACGGTCTTATCTTCAGGGGATCCGATCTTATCGGCGAGTACACGGAGCGCGTGTTCTTCCCATTCATTGCCCCAATCCGTCGCCCGTGAAGAAAATTCACCCTGCGGTTCACCCGTGATGATCTCCATCGCCTTTTCTTCGATGTAGGTGATGGCGGTCTGCGACAATTTGCCTGCGGCCTTGTCTGCGGCTGATCGTGGTTCGGTGAACAATTTACCGATGCCCGATCCCGTGAAGCGGCCAAGTCTGATCTTGTCCCATGCGCGGCTGTTCTGCGCTGCATAAAGCATTATATCTCTGCTGATGGTGTCTGTGAGGTTCATGTTCGCGAATTTAATAGATTTTCGATGTGCTGTTTCTGTTCAGCGGTCAATAATTCTGCCACCATGTCAACGGCCTGCCTTACTTCGTACTCATCAGCACCGTCAGCGATGGCCTTTTCAATCTTCTGCATGGTAGATGGCGGCAGCGCGGTCAGTCCGGTAGTCGATTGGCTGATCTTGAATGGCCGGTATGTGTCACGAATCTTCCGATTCACGTCGCGACCGAATATCTTTCCAAGTGACTGAGCCGCGTTTTTCAGGCACTCAGCCTTCAGTTTCGGAAAGGCAAGATCAAGCGCATTGGCTTTCTTGTTCGATGGATTAAGTGCCCATTCATTGCGCAATTGCGCGTTGTCCTTCACTTGATCCGGAACCTTGTCAACAGTTATCACAATTGAAGCCGCACCTGTGCGCGTGATGATCTGACCAGACACCGGATGAACAACCTTCAATTCGAGCGATCCCTGCACTTCATTGGCAATCGCTGACCATTGGAAATTATCGGTTGACCATTGGCCGAAGAACAACTCATCGAGCGTCATTTCAACGTGGCTGATCGGTAGCGTGTACGCCTTGCGGTCAGGCGTTGGCTCAAGTGTTTCGGGCGCAGGATCGGTATTCAGACGGGACTGAAACCTTTGAAGCGCGTCCATCTGTTCGTTGCTGTAACTCATATGGCAGGCAGGTATTTTGAAATTTTCTCAGTAACGCGACCATATGCGGCCATGAATTCATCTTCGGTAGTTGGTGTGAATTGAGGATTGCCCAAATAAACATTGATAGAAACGCGCTGAATGATAGAAATCTCAGCATCGACGCTCCAATCTTTTACCGCAAGTCCTGAATTTTCATCGGTGATTCGCACGTAAATGTCGCGGAACTTTACATGATACGGAAGTTGAACCGTAACTTCTGCCATCTGAATGGCTTTGCTGATCGTGATAGTGTTGCTCATGTTGTTTATGTGTTTGTTTGACGATGCAAATATATGTGAACTTTCTTTCCCATTCCAAAAGAAAAGTGTTAAATTTTTACTTCACCCAATCAACGCGGGTTTCAGGCGGTTACCCCCACGAATATTTCCCGTAATTCGGCCAAAGTTCGAAGTACATACGCATCATTATCATGTCGGCATAGTCCGGCGATACTCCATGCATCCGTTGAATTGCCTCCTTTCCGGTAACCGACAGCTTTCCGTCGGCTTCAGGGCGCACCCTGCGGATCATGTCGAGTTCCTTAATGATGACTTCTTTCCGATCAGTGGCGTGAATTGTGATCTTGTTGCGCTCGATGTAGGATGCCAGTGTGTAGTAACATTCAGCCTTCGCATTCTGATAGCGGTCTGATTCTTTCGCCTTCGATCCGTTAATGAAGCCACGGCATTTCAGGGCATCCACAACCCCACCACCAACTCCATCTTCATCAGCGAGTACATTGGATAGTTTGACATTCTTCTGCGCGCATAGGTCGCGGATATACTGAACGACCTCATCAATACGTTTCTTCCGTAGTTCGGTGATCCCAACGAGGGTTAAACCATTCCACAACCCGATTACAGTCCTGTCCTTTCCAAGTCGCGCAATGTCTGCAGTGATGAACATTTCACCGGACAACAACTCATCCCTGAACATACGCAGCAGATCGTCATACATGAATAGGTTGTCGATTGATTCGTCATAGTCCCAATCGCCTTCCAGTAATCGCTTTCGATCCTGTTCAGGCAGTAGCGATAAGGTTTGAAGGTATGAATCCGGCAGGTGTGGGTTGTCCTTCGGTAAAGCCGGAATAAAGGCGTAATGTTCGGGCAGATAACCGTCCTTCCACGGCTTGTAAAAATCATTGTACAGATACCCTTTCGCAGGGTTACAAGTGATGATTCCTTTCGGGGGCAGATTATACTCACGCAACTTAAACCTCACACGCGAGCGGACAATGTTCAGGGCTTTTTGTGACACCTGCGAAACTTCGTCGATAAAGTAATCGGTGATCTCAAGTGATCCAAGTGAATCGAAGTTAGGATCCGACGGATAGGCGAACAGGTCTTTTAATATGATTTCCGACCCATTGTAAAAAGTGATGATATTGGTCTGTCCGTTGTAGCGGTAGTGCTTCTCAGGTTTAAGATCGAGCAGATGAGCAACCTCGAAGAATGTCCGGAGCGTGGTCTTTCTGAGCGTGTCAAGTTTTGAGCGACCGATTAACCCCCTGGTTCCAGCGTATTTCAGTCGCCTGAGTATCTGCCACGCGCAGCCGGTGAAGCTCTTACTCGAACCTGCAGAGCCGCCGTAAAGAACGACTTCCGCCGGATGGTCATTCGCCAGACAGCGCAACGCTTCATTCTGTTTGGGCAGGAATTGGATCACAGATATGATTCAACAAGTTTCAATTCATCATCCGTCAACTGTATAACCTGATGCCGCTGTTTGATCTTCTGCACGTCATTGAGGCATCCGTCACCTTTGAGCATAAGAACATAACCCTCCAATGGCACGATTCGCCCGTGCTGCGTAAAGTACAACTCCGCGCCTGTTTCACACCCATGCAGGGTGTACGGCTTCCACTTGCACTTCTCCATCGCCGCCCGGCTGAATATGTTTATACCCGGTAACAGGTTGAGCTTCATTCCGTACTTCAACCGGCAGCGGAACTTCTCACCATTGCGCGTGTCTCTAATATACAACGGCTGATCCATACCAACTCCGGCCATGATGACTTCACTTGGATCAAGGTTCTTCAGTTGGTCAAATACCACCTGCGGAGCAATGTCATCCGCGCCCGCGAGGCAGTACCAATCGTAGCCACGACCGAACGTCTGAATTGATCGGTTGAACTTCGACCGGATATGGTCATCGCCGCGTGATATCGTGCAGAATCCGTTCTGAGGCACTTCGTGGTAATTCGCCTGCGGTATGCGGCGCGTGACAAACTCACGCGAAAAGTTGCCCTCCGATCCGCAGAAGTGAACATCAACGCCGTGAATGTAGGTTGCGTAGTGCTTCATGGTCAGGTGATACGGTAGGTTGACCATGTTGCCTTTGAGATAGAACGGGATGGTTAGGCAGGTGGTCATATCAATCCTAATTTTTGTTTCAATCTTATGTTCTCTCCGATGTCCTTCGCCGGTACGCCTGCCAGTATGCGGTACGGTTTGAGCCATGTACCCTTCACAAATGCCTGTGCGCCGACCATTGTACCCTCTGCAAGGTATGTATGTTGGTGCAGTGTGGCGTTAAGTCCTATTCTACTCTTTGAGCATACATACGAATGACCACCGATCACACAGGCTGAATGAAGAACGCAATCATAACCGATATACGCATCATGACCAATGTGCGAATGAGCCATGATGTAGGTACGATCATGTATCTCTGTTGATCCAAGAACACCCGCATTAATCGTCACATTTTCGCGGATTGACACGTTGTCACCAATGAACACAACTAATCCGTCATACTGCGGCTTCCAATCGCGCGGATCGACTTCGCCGGGATGCTCCGGAGGTGAACCGATGACTGAATATGCGCCGATATACACGTTGTCACCGATGTACACATTCGGGTAGATAATGGCGGTGGGGTGAATGTAGGTACTCATAACTTGTACTTATCTTGTCCTGTTAGCTGGTAAAGTTCGGCAAAAATCTGATTCATTCGCTGTGAATGCGCCATCGACGGTTTTATCAGTCGTTTGGCACTCAGAAGATTCATTTCTTCGATCAGTTCAGCTTCGCGCTGTGCGATGTAGTTGGGGTCGTAATTATTCATTGTCCTGTGTGTTGTGTTGTTCGATTAATTCGGCGTATCTGATTTTGCGGTATTATTTGCGCCTGCTGTGTTTGGCTTTGAAGTGTATCTGATTCATCATTTCGCGCAAACGTTCCCGAACACGCAAACCGTATCGCTCCTGAATCTGATCCGCGCTTAGATTCGTAATGATGTGCGTAACCAGTTTTTCATGCGACTTGTACCGCACCTCAAAGATGCGCTCCATGACGTTAGTTTGATTGCCAAAGTAACGGCTATCTGATTCAGTACCGAGATCATCGAAACACCAACCACGATGCGTATGCCCCCAATAATTCCGCTCATGTATCTGACTATCACGAAAATACTTTTCAATACCATCTTCGCCGTGCTTCTTGTGTTCGGCTGCGATGTCCGTACAATCAACCATGCGAAACGGTTTACGCTGCATGGACGTGAACTGCCGCATCAAGTAGGTTTTACCGATTCCAACCGCGCCGTAGAGCATGATGCCCTTTTCAAGTGAATAACCGGCTTGCACAAATCTTTCGTCACCGGCAAAATACCACGATAGTAATTCCAACACATCCCGGTTTTCATCATCAACAATAAGCGGCTTTCCATCTTCCTGGCAAATGTCGATCACGTCCTGAAGCAATTCTTCTGCCGTCACCCAGTCTTTTCGCTTTGGATTCATAACGTCTTGCCAATACGCCTTTCGCCTGTTTTCAGCGCGCTTGTGTTCTTCGGCAATCTTCAGCGCAGCGGCGATCTCGTCAGCCGTCAATACTGATTCAGAGTTTTCCGAATGGGGTTCCTGCGGGAGCAGGTTCAACTCTTCCAGTTGGTCTTTGAGTTGTTTGGGTTCTTTGTTGTTCATTGTTCGATATATGTTTTGGCGGGAAAATGCCCTGCCAGTTGTTTCTAATCGTTTCGTTGACCTGCTCTATAAACGAGGCTTCGCCCCATAACTGCCATTCCTTCATCGCCCGTTCTAATCCGATCTTCGTGTACGGCTTAACCTTCAGTTGCCTCCGGTGCTGAATGTAATCACGCATGGCTTGCTTCGCGTATTCGGTCGCAAACGGAAATCCTTCCGGAATTTCAATCGACGGTTTTTCCGGATAATTTTTTTTTTCTAAAGTCGAAAAGCCGTCAGGCGCTTTTTTATAATCACTATCACTTACACTATCAGATACAGATACACTATCAGATACAGATAGGCTTTCGATAGGTTTTTTGGTTTCGATAGGTTTTTCAGTTAGGTTATTTAGGTTATCTGAATTAGGTTTTTCTTCCTGACTTTCAATAACTTCCTTCTTTGGCCTTCCTCCAAGTCTACCATTGTCAGCAGATGTTACAGATCGCTTATCATCGGCAGCAATATTCCTTTTCAAGTTCGGTTCAATTAGCTTCCAAACCAATTTAACCGATAGGTTATTTAGGTTAATTAGGTTTTCATTGCCCTGATGATAATGAAACAGATTCTGAAATATCGTAGCCTGATCCATTGGATCAAGTTCCAAAATTGCCTCAGCCCATTCGGTTCTTATGATGAATGTTTCTTTCATGGCAAAAAAGTAACCCCTATCGCGCAAAGGCTGTCCACGCTCCGAATGGAGTATTGGCAATGCGGATAGGGGTGTATTAATATTTTCATCGTGAACAGCATTACAAATGTAATCCGTTAATTGTGGATGTCAAGATATTTTTTCACGATCAACTGAAATTCGTCAAACGTCCGGCAGGTCGCAACCTGGTAACCTTCATCAATCAACCTCCGGTGCAGTTCGCTCTGTGATTTTGACAACCGCCCTGTTTTCGACTTCATCTCAATGAACAATCCGCAGAAACCTTGCGACGGTCTTAGGATCACAAGGTCAGGCATTCCTGGTAGTGCGCCCTCTGCCTTCATGATCGCAGCCGTTACCTTGTTGCGGTAGCCGCCGTTAGGTATCGAGGCAATGATGATATTGGGGAAGTTGTACCGGAACCACCGGACGCAGGCCGATTGCAGTTTTGACTCGTGGTGTTTCATCAATCTTCTATGTTTCTTATTTCAATTGATTCAAACTTCTGTTCAGCAATTGCGCGATCAAGTTCGTACCGCAACAGATTGTTTGATTGCTTAATCAGGTTTGATTGAGCTTTCGCTTCTTCAACTGATATTGCCTTTGATTTCAGTAGCATCATTGTGTTAAACGCGTGTTTTAACAACTCCTTTGAGTTTACTTTTTTGGTCGTTTCCATTGTTATTAATTGTTTTATTTATTTCATTCAAAGCGTGTTCAATTGATTTATGAATTTCTAATTTGCTAAAAATTGAAATACGGTTATATTCATATAATTGATCTAATTCATTTATCAAATCATTATATCCGCGTTCATCAAGATGTTTTTTGGCAATAGCATAATTTTCATCAATCTTCTCTTGATCACAAATTTTATCTAAAAAAGGAATGGTAGTAGTAATAGCATATTCTTTTCCTGCATTATCTGAATAAATATAGTTTGCCTGACGGATATATTTTTTAAGTGGATGATTTTTTAACCTCCATTCTTTTAAATCACGATCAACCCACATAGAATATTCTACCTTATGCAGTGGCAATTCTTTACAGCTATCAAATGCCTGTTTTACAAAATCCTTTTTGTAGGCGTATGAACTACCATGTTCCATGCAGCGGTGATATACTATTAAAAAAAACTGATTGCCTGCAAAAAATAGAAATCGCTCAGGATTTATTGGGCAATTTTGTGAAAACCATTCATTGGGATGTGTTACAGAACAACACAACAATGAATGTGAGTCAATATAATATTCTTTCATCCGATAAAGTTTTTTGTCATCAAAAGTTCCTCAACCCTCGCCCAAACCTGCGCCGGACGTTCACCCAAAGGACAATAAACCGTCGGCAGTTCGTGGCATAACTGGGTGTACTCATCCTTATTCAACCGACCGATGGCGTAGTTCACTTTGAAGTTGTCCGGTCTGTTGTCGTCTGCCTTCCGCTGAAGTGTCTCCACGTCGTAATTAGTAGCGCATGAAACGATAACGTTGAGTTCTTGCGCCTTGTCGTTTAGGAACGTGAATAGGTAGTGATTGCTTGTGCGCTCGACTGAGGCGATCCTGCGGGTCTTGACAAGTTCGAGCCACTTGCGGTAAATGCTTCGAGCGGGTCTGTCCATGATGCGACCGATCTGCGCCATTGTCTGATTACCGACAAGGTTCAGTAGGGTCTGAATGTCCTGTTCTGTGTATGGTTTACTCATCGTCCTTATGTTTTTTGAGCTTCACAAATTCGCAAACCGGAACCTTCAGCCTGCGGGACAATTCCTTCGCGTTGCCAATCGTAATCAGATCGGGGTTCCGCTGCCAGTTGTAGAGGGTTCGTTTTAGGCGGTGCGGGTTCTTTGGGTCGAATTTCCGACAGTACGCCATGATGCTGCCGTATTCGTTGGTGATGTGTTCGTAGAGGGTCATTGTTTGAGCTTTTCAAGTTCAACATTAAATTGCCTGAGCGCATTGGCTCTGAGTTGGTCGCTGATCCTGTTTTCGAGCGACTGACTTCTGATGTAGCACGCCCATTCGTTGAATGACGCGCAAGGTGTGGCGGGGTGCGCCGTGTGAGATATGTTCATGATTTTTCGTATTTTTTAGTTAGCGCCTCATCCAGCCATCTGCCCATCTCCTCATCTTCTTCGACGAGGTAACCGACTGATACCTGGTCGATGCTGATAGTCCATTCAATGTACTTGACTTCGTGACCGTCAGGATATTCATATTCCTCCTTCCATTTGCCTACGCTGATCTCAACGTACACATCATACCCTTCATCCTGAAACTCGATTGTAGTGTAATCATCTTCGTTGTCGGGCTGCCATGCGTCGATCTCTTTGCTGATTTCTGTCATGAGCCAATCAAAGCTGCCTGACTTGTCGTGGTCGTATTTTCCGTCTGCTCCCATTGTTTGTGTTTTATTTTGTGTTATCTTTGGCAAATATAGGTAAAATAATTCACCACGCAACAAAAAACTGAAATATTTTGCAAGACTGTGTGAATGAGCGGGTTAATCAGTACTATCAGAAGTGGTACAATCACTGTGTCGGCCTAACACGCGGCGATCATGTGAAGGCCGGCGACCTATTACACGAAGTCCTCGCCCGAATACTCGACCGCGACAGTGAGCAACTGACCGCTCTTGCCTGCCGCGATACGTTTTACTACTACGTTAACCGCGCGCTGTGGCTTTCGTGGTACGGGAAAGGCGGCGACTATCATTCGAAGTTCCGGAAGTTTGAGCAAATGTGCGTCGATCATGACTTCGACCACAACAGGCCGGATGAGACATTCATAGGTTCGAGGCTCGATAACGAGTATATCGACGGCTACCTCATGCGACTGAACGAACACGACGCGATCCTACTCCGGTTGTACTCGCTGCCTGACTTTAACTATGACCAGTTAGCCGCAGACACCGGATTGGATAAAAAGTACCTCACAACCGCCGTATATTTGGCACTGAGAAGAATCCGTAAAATCATAAAAAAGAAACAGAATGCCGATCAATTTTAACGTGCCGCCTGGTATCCGGAATGGACGCCTTGAAACCTGCCGAAAATGCAAGTTCTTCAAACAGGCCACGCAGTCATGCGGTACGCTGCTCATCGGTGGTACGGTTACGCCTGAAACTGAAAAGGAAAATAGCGTTCGCCATTACAAAGCGAAGATCAAGCTATGCGGGTGCGTTATGCCCGTAAAGACCAAACTCCGGTTCGCTTCCTGTCCTGCGGGTAAGTGGTCGGCGTTCGAAGTGAAGCCGCATGAAGTCGAAGAACTGCGCGCATTCATGGCTGAGATCACAGGCAAGTCGAAGATTGACGAACAGCAGGCCGCGCGACTGTTTGCGTGGAAGTCGAAGATCACAGGCCGACGTGAGCAATTCACAACCTGCGGCGCGTGTGTGCGTGAACTTATTCAGGAGATAAACAAGCAGTTGGATGCGATTTGACCGACGATGGAACACTAGTAAAATAAGGGAAAACAGTTTATTTAGAATCATTCCAAATAAGTAAACATCAAAATTCTGCAAATGGGATTACCAAAAGGACGAACAAACAACCCTCACGGACGACCGGAGGGGTCAAAAAACGAACGAACGAAGCAGTGGGAAGCATTGGCTGACAGTATCACCGGAATGCACGCTGATCGCTTTAATTCGATTTTGTGTTCATTCATGGAGCATGACGATCCGGAATATCAAGAGAAGGGATGCCGGCTGTACCTCGAAGCCCTTGAATATTTCAAACCGAAACAGGCACGAGTGACACACGCCGGAGATCAGATTGATCCGGTTCAAATCGTCGTTCACGGGAATTTGTGATTTCAACCATTAAAAAATTACATTAGGATATGAAGGTCAACGTACCGGCAGCATCGGACGCAATAACACTCGGTCAATATGTGGACTACCTAAACGCGGTGGACGACACTGAGCGCGTAATTGTGGCAACTGGCGAACCCCGTGAGAAGGTGCTGCGGATGAACCTGAATACGATCCACACCATCATCGAAACCTTCGAACGCGCAGTGAACATCGGCACGATGCAGGATCATCACGTCATTGGTGATTTGGGTTTCATTCCGGACTTTACGGCCATGTCACTGGCTGAGTACATCGACCTCGAACAGTTGTCGAAGGAACTTAAGACGGATGATGGCAAAATTGACGGAGAAAACCTCATCAAGTTCATGTCGGTATTGTACCGGCCGATCAAAACAAGGTTCCTGAAACATTACTGGCTCCAGCCATACGACTGCGACGAAGCCATGTACTATCGCGACAAGATACTTGCCCTACCGATGGCCGCCGTCAATAGTACGATTGTTTTTTTTTGGACTTTAGAAAGCGAGTTACAACAGAGTTCCCTCGACTATATGAGGACGCAAGCGATGGCAGCGATGAAGGCGAGTTGAACGACAAGACACCGGACGGACTGGAAGCGTGGGGGTGGTTTCACATCATCGAATCACTGGCCGGACGCGACATTACGAAGTTCGACCAGGTGTTGAGCCGGAAGTGTTACGAGGTGTTCACGCACCTCACCTATATGAAAGATTACGCGCAGGTTGAGGCGCAGAGAATAAGAACAGCAATGAAGCAATGAGCGAACCGAATTACTCATATAACGTGGTTATTGACCGCTTCCGTGTATTCGCGGAGGGGCATTACATCATCCGCAAGTTCACGCACGGACAGATCGACCTTGCCGATATCCCACTGGATGGCGAATATCCATTCATGCACGTTGTACCGGGTACGGCGATCGAAGGCAACGGACTGATCCAATATTCGTTCGACATCATCTTCGCAGACCTCGCCCGTGACAAAGAGAACAAGGCCGAATATCAGCGCGAAGTCATCAGTGATTGCTTCCGGTATGCCTTCCAACTTTTGAGCGCGATTAAGAATGGCGACGAGTTGTTTGGTCAGGAAGTATCAATCCTATCGGGTGCGTCCATCGACCCATTTATCGAAGAATATAAAAACACGCTCACGGGCGTAACACTGTCGATCACCCTCGAAGTGCCATACGATTGGAACGCCTGCGAAGTGCCGGCGACTTATTCGGTTGGCGGCACTTCATCGGGTGGATCGGGAACGGGTGGTTCAGGCATTACCCTCAAAGTCAACGGTACGAATAACGCCGTGCAGACATTAATTAATCTTGTGGCCGGAACGGGAATGACAATCACCGACAATGGTGATGGAAGTGTAACCTTCGATGCGACAGGAGGGGGCGGTGGTGGTGGTGTTCAATCCGTAACAGGACTGAATACTGACAACACTGATCCTGAAAATCCAATTGTTCGCATTTCAGTCGATGGAACAACGATAACAGGTTCAGGAACTCCAGCCTCGCCACTTGTCGCAGCTGCCGCATCCCCTCAGACATTGCAGAATGTGCTTGATGCTGGTTCCACGCTCGACAAGACCAACGAGATTGACGCAGCTACATTCGATTTGAGATTCGTTAATGTTGGTAAACTTGGCTTTTCAAGTTCAGGCAATCAGGCTTTTCAGAACACGGCAGGCGGCAACTCGCAGGCATTAACACTCAACGGAACGGTTGCATCGTTGTTCTACATCACCGGAACGAGCGAACGCGGATTCGCTGCCGCTTCAGGTAGTGCAATGATAATTACCACGAAGATCAAGAACACCACGGCAGTAGTTCGTCAGCCATTGCTATTGACAAACGCCACAACAGGCGATGTCGAATTCGATTCGCTGACAACTGCCGACGTGAATGATTCAGCAAACAGAAGATACGTCACGGACGCGCAGCAGACTGTTATTGGAAACACTTCGGGAACCAATACCGGAGACGAAACGGCATCGACGATAAAAACCAAACTCGGCACTACCACGGTAGGTGAGAATCTGAACATTGCCACAAACCCTTCGGCGGTGACTTTTATCAGAATCAATGCCGACAACACAGTGACATTCCTCAGCGCGGCGCAGATGCTCACAGCCATCGGCGCACAGGCCGCAGGAACATATCTTGTGGCATCAAACAACCTGTCTGACGTTGTGAGCGCGGCAGCTGCACGAACCAACTTAGGCGCAACAGCAGTCGGATCAAACATATTCACACTTGCCAACCCGTCTGCTGTACGTTACCTGCGAATCAATGCCAATAATACAGTCGACGCGCTGACGGCTTCGCAAATGGTGTCGGCACTTGGGATGAAGGACAGTTATGTATTCGGATCGGGCGGCGTGTTTAACCCTGCCGATGGACTGACTTACTTTCTCGGATCATCACAATCAATGGCTGCCGCACCTTCGACAACAGCCGCACGAAGGAGGGTATATGTTAGTTCGGCAAGGACTATCACAGAAATCGACTTTCAGGCGTTCTGCACGGTTAACGGATCGGGTGAATCGGTGCAGGTTTATCTGCGCGTGAACAACACAACAGACACCACGCTGACAACTTCGATGACTTGGAACGCAGGGGCGAACTCCTACAACCTACTCCGCGTAACAGGTCTTAGCATTGCCCTTGCCGCCGATGATTACTGGGAAATCAAGATCGTGTGTCCGACTTGGGCGACAAACCCGACAGGGGTCACAATTCAGGGAAGCGTAACCTATCAATATTAATCTATGCCACAAGTTGAATATATAAATAATGGCGATGATCGCAGAACGGTCAAGATCATCAATGATGATGGATCGGTTGAGCGTTACTATCTCGACACGGAATATCCTGCCCATGTTCAGCTCATAATTGACCTCGACGCGCAGGCGCAGTTGCGTCAACAAATCGAACAAATCTACATTGAACCCGATGGCACTGAGTGAAGAAATATCCAACCTACTCGACCGCTTTGGTACGGAAGCCGTGGAACGCGCCATGCGTAACCTCGGAGCAACGCGCACTGTCAACGGGCGCAAGGTTCGGCGCGTGGCATCAGGCAAGTTGAAGAATGATCTCACGTTTAAGATCAAAAGCCGGTACAATAAACCTACGGTGATTTTTACAACGAAGTCGGACGTTACGGGCAGATACGCCGACGTGATCGAGTACGGCCGGAAACCAAACAGCAAGCAACCGCCCGTTGAACCGATTATTCAGTGGATGAAGATTAAAGGCATCCGCCTCAGAAATGCGCAAGGGTCATTTGTGAAAGGTTCAGAGGCTGACATCCGCCGCGCTGCATTCAATATTGCCCGTAAGATCGGAAAGCGTGGTATCACGGGCATCCGCTACTTCAACGAAGCGGTGAGCGACACCTTAGAAGAATTTAACGAAGAATTTATTGCCGTCATGAATAAAGAAATTGAATTACGTTTGCAATTAAACAAACGATGAACCCATGATTACTATCACTCAACAACCGCGCACTTTCAGCCTGTCGCGGCAAAAACTGATTTACGTTGCCTATTACGAGGGAGTGGCGCAGGAAGGATTTCTATATGGTGTGACGGTATCAAACAGCTCCACAGGCGAAACAGGGACGTTTTATCTATCACCACACGCAAA